TTAAATATTCAACTCAGCGCGCAACGCTTTTTGCAGAACCGCAGAGAAGTTGATTTCTTCGCGCTCTGCCATTGTATTCAGCCACGAAGGAATCGTCAGCGTTTTCTTTACAGCCTTCTTATCATAGAATTTTCGATAATCCATCGTGTCGCAGTCGATCAAGCTGCAGAACTGGTTTTCACCGCACTGCACTGCTGAGATATCCGAAGCTGCCGGAGCCTGTTCTTTTCGCTCTTCCATATCATAGAGCATCAGGCACAGCGCATCCTGCGCCGCTTCAATAGCCTCTGCCAATGTCGTTCCGGATGTAACGCACCCTTCCACGTCTGGGAAATACACACTGTATCCGCAATCTTCTTTTTCAAAGATTGCCGGATAAACATACTTAGTAGTCATAGCCTCTCCTTTTTCATTTACGCTCTTACATTATGTATCTTAGTCGTAGTGCAGGGGCTTTATTCAAGCCCCGCACTCTTCAAAATTGATTTCAATGTACCAGTCGGCACATCCTCTGTTTTGTGGCGTCCAACTGTGAACCGTTTCCCGGTTGCGGGGTTGCACCACACCGTATGTCCGCGCCCCTCTCTTGCAACAACACACCCGGATTTTTGCAAGAGCTTTATGAGTTCACTGTACTTCATGAGGCCCTCCAATCGCTTAGGATGGTTATATTATAGCACGTGTAAACACGTATGTCAACAATATTTAGCACGTATTTGCACGTATAGCAAAAAATCCCGGAAGGCCGAAGCCCTCCGGGAATTGCTTTATCTTTATAATTATTTATTTATCCGTCAGCTGCTTGACGCTCTGGTTAAGACCCGTCGCCGCCCAGCCGGACACGATGCCGACGGCCGCAGCGTTAAGCCAGTCGTGCGCCGGATAGTCCGGCACGTCCATCGCCCAGGCGACGATGCCAAGGATCAGGCCGACGCCACCGCAGATGATGGGGATCCATTTGTCGGCCACGCTGGTGGCCTTGACGGCCATACCCAGCAGATACGCGATGGCGGTGATCGCCGCCACAGATGCAATGCCAAGTTCCATAATGATGTCCTCCTCTTAATTTTTGTGCTCCAGATCATCGATCCGGTGATTGGCCACCTTGATGCGCTCGCCGAGGAGCTCGGTGCACTCCTCCAGCTTATATGTACGCGCGATGACCTGATTGTGCTTGTCCACCTTGCGCTCGAGCTGCTCAATGCGATACGCCTGCAGCTCATCGCGCTTGTCCAGCTCCGCGATCAGCTTGTTGTGCTGCGCGCGGCTGTTGATGAGGCCGACCACAATGGCGGCCGCTGCGCTGACCAGCGCGGCAATGATAACCTCCGACATCCGCGCCTCACTTCCCGCCGCCAGCGGCGTCAATCATCCGCTGGCACACGACCAGCGTCCGCATCATGTCCATGGACAAGTCCAGCTTGCCATCACCCACGCCGCCGATTGCTCCGGCGTCCGCAAGCGCCTGCAAGCTGTCCAGCGCCCAGTCGGGCACATTAGTCACCTTGCCGTCCACGATACGGCCATAGCGCGTATCGCGCATACGCCACATGACGTACAGCATCCGCAGCATATCAGCGGACAGGTCAAGATTGCCGCCACCAGTGCCGGAGATCAGACCTGCGTCCATCATCTCCTTGATCGTGCTGCGCGCCCACGCGGGTATGTCGTCGATTTTGTTGTATCGTACCATATCTTCTTCCTCCTCTTCGTTCGGGTGCTCCGGCGTCAGCATGGCCAGAAACGCCGCCCACTGCGCCGGGTCATCCACCCACGGCATGGGGCAGCGCTTGCCCGTCACGTCGTAGTGCCGCAGCACGTGGTCGGTGTCGATGCCATAGCGCTGCATGATCTCCCGCGCCAGCGCCGCGGCGTTTGCCACGGTCTCCGGCAGGATGTAGTAGCTGCCGTCGGCGCGCTTGCGGCTGCACATCTCGATGCCGATGCTGTTGGCATTGCGGCACTCGGGGTGCCAGTACGCCCGCGCGCCGCAGTGCCACGCCGTGTCGCCCTCGCGCACGGACTGCATCGCGCCGTGCTCGTCCACGAAATAGTGTGCGCTTGCCTGCAGGCCGCCCACGCGGTGGTAGTAGTCGCAGTTGTTGCGCGCGGTGTCGCCGTTGTTTGCCGTGTAGTGCATCACAATGTACCGCACCGGCTGCGTGCGCCCGGCGCGGTAATTTGACGGATCGCAAGAAACAAATTCCATCAGCTGTTACCTCCTTCATCTCTGCATCTCATCAATCCGATGCTGTAGGGCATCCTGTAAAATCAACAAGAGGCTCTTTTGAGGCTTATATGATTTCTTCGTTTGTAGTAACAATTACATTTTCCAGCGTGTCGTAGAGCACGATTGAAAAATAGGCTGCGCCATTTGAGCTGGTAAACTCAAAATCGGCAACTCCATTGGCAGCATTAAAGTTTATAACAGGCCCTGCTTGGCCTTTTTCGATATTGGCCAAAGATGTATATCCGACTTTGACTTGGGTTCGGTCAGACTTGAAAAACTTGATAGATTGATATGACACATCAGTGTTCCCTTTCCATCGAATACGCACGACATCACCCTTTTTGACCGGGAGCAAGCCCGTGATATTCGTCCCTGAGTGTGCAACAGGTGCACCGCTGCTGCTATTGTATCGCATATTTTTATACATAGGCGTATGCCCGATGACGTTTCCGTCCATGTCAATCGCGGCATCAAGCAGGTTTGTATATGCTGGGGCTTGGGCTACAGCGGTTGCCGTGATAACAATATCGCCGATCACCTCTGGAATAGCTATGACCCCATCTTTGTAAAATGTGGACACGTCCTCACCTCCCATCATGATTTTTACATTACTGACTTCGCACCCCGTGTCGGCAGTTATCGCAGTACAATAAGACTGCCCGTCGATGACATACGCGCGTGGGTTGCTACTTGTGCATTTTGTCAAAGCGACCCGTACAGCTCGCCTCAGCACGTCCGTGCTGCCACGCAATACAGCAGCAGTCACGTCCTTCCCGCCCATCGTCACTTTGATGGATTCAATCAATTTGCCGTTCGTGGGAGTGATGCTTGCTACGAACGGCTGGTACTGCTGCACAGATGCCGCTCCGTTGCTGACTGTGACATCAGTGAGTGTTTTTGTGATGCTGTACGTTGCGATATCTGCCGTCACTGTCTCCGGCGTCCCGTCGATCATAGCTGCTCGGAAAGCGTTGATTTTTTCGATTGTAATGCCGCACGACACCATAAAATTAACCACCTTATCGCGGAAGGTCGCACCAGGATAGGCATTCAAGTAGTTAATCTCGCGCGTCCACGGCGTTTCGTTCCTGCGACGGGCTTCTGCATCTGTGCTGACGCCAGAATTAAAACTCGAGAGTTCGTAATCCTTATCACAGTCGGATTGTGATACCCCAAGTATCGCTTCGCACAGCAGAGCGACCACGCCCGTTCGATCTGCGCCCGCAGAGCAGTGGAAGTATGTCGGCTTGTTTGCGATGACATAATCGAAGAGCGGGTCGAAGATCGCCTTGATATTCCCGCTTGACTTCTGATACGCAAGGTCGTTCCATGTCATATCAACCCACAGCATATCTACGGTCGGTCCAAAGCCACTTTCTGTCCTGCCGTTCAGTTCAGACGCAAAACGCAGGTCAATTTCCTTGAGGATTCCGAGCATATCAATCGCCTGTTGTCTGCCGTCATCGGTCAGATATCCATACATCTCGCCGCCCCTGAAGAGCAGCCCGTACTTTACCCTGCCACCATCGCAATCCCAGCCTCCAAGATCGCGCACGTTGCCCACGTTCAGCAAATGAATCATGCGGCACGCTCCGGTCGGTTTAATGACGCCCTGCTGGATAACTTTTCCGTCAACAAGCAGCACAAAAGTTGATATCGAGCCCGGTGTGCAGTTATAGATTGTGATTGCTCCTGCGCTGACCGGCTGCGAAACACTGTTACCTGTGTACCCGTCCACGATTGTCAGCGTTCCGGCGGACTTCATCACAATGTCTACGCCAACAGGTCGGTTTGCGCTCACTGTCGTCACATATTCGGGTATCTGCGAGACAGCGTAGTCCGAGGGGTTGTAAGTGACGTTTTTCAGATACCTGTCTACCTCTGCGCGGCACTGGTCAAATGTGTACACTTCGGTTTCCACTCCGGTGTTCAAGCGCCTCACAGCATCGCCCATCTCCGCGACTTTGTATTTCGTTGCAGTGCCGTTTTTCGCGCGGATAGCTGCTGCAATGTCCTGTACGGCGGTTTCTTCGTAGAGCTTTTTCATCTCAGTAGCTCACCTCCGTACCGTCGGCGATGGTGCCAACGATTAGATTACCAGCCTTGTCATGCGCGGTCGTGCCGGACAGCAGCGCGTCCGCCGTTACCGTATCGGCTGTCAGGTCGATCAGCGTCCTGCCGTCATATACGATTTTGCTGATTGTCATATCGTCACCCGATCGTCACGGTCGTTCCGCCCGCAGGGTTCGCGGCCTCCGCATAAGGGATCGCCGCGACTGTCACACCCGACAGATAGTCATAGCCGCTGTCGGGCTGGATAGTCTGCGCGGTTGTCTTCGGCGTAGCGCTTTTGGCCTGCGCCTTGATCGGTGCGCCGGAGTATCCGCCCTCCACACCGAGGATGGTCACGCCCGCTTTGATGTTGTCCGCGATGATTTTTGCCTGTTCGGTGCTGCTGATGCCCACCTTCCCGCCGCCGGTGTGGTAGCCCGCCGGGACGGTGTACTCGCCCGTTTTGGTGGCGATCGTTCCCGTCACAGCGCCGCGGTTCGGCATCGTTCCGGTTTTCTTCGCGCCCTTCACATACGCCGTCTTGCCGAGCAGGATATCGCCTTCTGCGGCAGTGGCGTCGCCGGTGGCGGCGTCATACGCGCAAGTGCCGGTGATCTCCTCTCCATCTTTCCCGTGTGCCGTCACGCCCGCCAGCAGTTTGTCCGCGGCCACGGTGTCGCCGGTCAGGTCGATCAGCACGTTGCCGCCATAAATGATTTTACTGTATGCCATAGTCAGCCTCCAACGATAAAAGTTACGCCGCCAGCGGCGTTCGGGATCTCCCGCGTTGGGATCATGTCGATGCGCACATCGTCGCGCATTGTCTTGCTACGCGTTGGCAGCGTCTGCGCCGTGATCAGAGGCGTCACGTCATATGTGCCGTCGTAGTAGTCCGCAGTACCATCCACGCGCTGGAAATTATCAAATGTCAGTTCCAGCGTTTGATGAGTCTGTTTAAATGCCACATCAATCCGCATCAGATCACTCCATTCTTGAGCACGCGGTCTGTTGGCAATGTGTATACACGTGTTGCAAGTGCCTCGCCCCCAGCCGTGCGCACGCGCACCTGCAATTCTGTCCTATCGCCGTGCTGCAGCTTGAGCGTCTCTTCTTGCGTCAGACGCAGTGTCACAGTATGCCCAGCACACTCACAGTCTGTCAGAGCCTTATCGATCACCACGCTACCACTTTGCGCAAATGTGATATACCCGGCGGCAATTTCGGCGGTCGGCATCGGCAGCGTAAACTCAAATGTCGGCGTAGTGCCACGTATCACGATATTTCACTCCTTTCAATTGCGCCGTTAGCCGTTACTTGTACTTTCCCACGACGTAATAACTAATGCGCGGTTTCACCACGGTCGCTGGATTCGGACGCGCGAGCGCATACGCCGGTGCTCCGGTAAGTAGATCGTCGGACGTGCTAAACAGCGATACCAGCCACGCATCCCCGCTTCCGCCCATATACGATGCCGTCACCGTCGGTTCTTCTGTGAACGAAAACGGATACTTCCGCGCGGCTGCGTTGACATCGCTGCGCATCCACGTGCCAAAGTACAGCGATCCCCATGCTTCGTCGATCGCCAGCGTGTCGGTGCCAAATACCGCCCACATCTCTGCGACGCCGGACGCCCATTTGCGCCACGCCCACTTGCCGGTCGTGCCCTGGGCAACGACATAGTCCGCGCCAACACCGGATACCGACGGTCCGGAAGGACCGCTATCGGATGTGTTGTAGCTGCTGCTGGACTCCACGCTGTTGCCAATCGACGTTTTTCCGGAAAACACGAACGTGTAATCCGTGATGATCGACGGGTATTCCCGGCCGTTGATGTCCTTAACAATCACCTTGTCGAAAATATCAAGCCGCGGGTCGGCCGGAAGATCGCCAGAAAATTTATATACCGGCTTTTCTTTCAGCTGCGCGTACAGCGACCCGGCAACAGCTTCGGCCGCAACGGTGATTGACCCGGCCGGCCCTTCGATACCCAGCCACAGGTTATCGTCGTTCAGTTCAATGACATAGCCGCCGGAACCGGAAAAGTATGTGTGTTCCTGCCCGTCACTGGCGAACGTCTTTTTCACGCGCACGCCTGTAACTTCTACCGGCGTTTTCGCCACCTCTACAGGGTTGATCCACTGCGTAAGCGTCACATCTGCCGCAGACGTGATCGGGCGCACAAACAGTGTATTTCCAGACACCATGGCATTGCCTCCGCAGGCCAGCGCAATTGCTTCGATTACTTGCCGGATGGTGTGTTGTGCGTCCACGGTCGCCAGCCCGTTATACTGCAAACCGTGCTGATAATCCATTGGGCCGGGCGTCAAGCCAAGCTGCTGCGCCGCCAGCTTCCACAGTTCCATATATTCGTGTTCGCCCTGCATCACTGCCGGACACAGCACGTCCGCCGCCTTCATGGCGTCGTAGCAGGTCAGCGTGGTGACTTCGTGCACGGTTTCCACTTCGTACACCTCGTAGTGGCCCATGTCCACCATGCGTTCAATTCCGTCAATGGTAATTGCCGCTTTCAGATGTGCCGTGGCCCCTTCGTACAACGACCAGTAGTCGGCGTTCGACCACCCGATGTCGTACATTTCAATTGTCGCGCATTTGCACACAGATAGCCCGACGGGGTAGCTGCCGGATGATGTCTGCGCCGAGATCTTCGTGCCGCCCGGGCGGAAAGACTGCCGGCCTACCTGCAGATACTGCCCAGCCTTCAGCGTTACAGTTTCACCGTTCCTCTCAAACGTGATATCGTGATCCCACGTAAAAGATGCTTCGACCACAAAGTTCGTCTGCGATGGGTAGACGCTTGTGATTTGACTTTCGACTGTTCGCATATCATGTCACCCCCAATCACGTCAGCGGATTGACGCTGACCATGTTAAATTCCACGGACGTAAACAGCTCCTTGCCTTCGTTCAGGCGTCCGATATTCAGCTGCCCTTTGCCGACGTAAAACCACGACGTACACCATGCGCCATAATAGGCGGAAAAGTAGTGAAGCTGGAATCGCTGGCCTTTGGCGATGATCTTCAGGATCTGCGACAGCATAGTTTTACTGATCGACGCCCGGCTATATCCAAGTGCCTCGACCGTGAATAGCGGGCTGACGACGGCCGCGCCGGTCTGGGTGCGGCCGCTGTCCTCCGTGTAGGTCGTCTCAAAATCGTACGACAGCGCGCCGGAGTCCGGCTGCGGAAGCACCAGCCATTCATCCGACGGACTTTTTCGAATTTTAATGTATTCCTGTGCCATGTGTTACACCGCTACAAGCGGGTTTTTGCCCGTTTGCCCTTTCCGCAATTTTGCTTCGGTGATTACTTCATCAAACAGTGTGCGGCGATCCAACCTGGCGATAAACTCGTATCGGCTGCCAGCGCCGCCGGCTTCTTCGCGCACGATCTGGCGCAGCAGAGATTCCGGCGCTTCCAGGTTGTTGCCGTTGCGCTGGTCGCCCAGCACGGCAAGGAACTGCCGGTTCGCCGGGATGACCGCGCCGCGCGCCAGCATCGGGATCTGCGGCACTGGCAGTGGATTCACGCCCCACATATTCAAAAACGGCGATATACCAAGGAAACTTTTTACGCGAAGCGCATTCAGTAATGAATTGATCTTGTTGAACGGCACGGCGATGATCGTGTTCATGCCGCGGATAATTGCGTTGACGACCGTGCGGAAGGTGCTTTCGATGCCCTCCTTGATGCCTGACCAGATACGGCCGCCGGTCGAAAACACGTCCTTAACCTTCTGCCATGCATCGCGGAATTTGCCCTGAAACCATTCCGGCACAGACTTGAAGGCGCTTTTGATTCCATCCCACGCAGCCACAGCGCCGGATGAGACCTTTTCCCACAGCCCCCTGAACCAGTCCTTTACGGCCGTCCATTTTGCGATGAGCCAATCCACTGCCGCCGCGGCACCTGCTTCCACGTTAGCAAGATGTTGCTCAAAAGCCGCATCGATACTGCTGATCGTTTTACTGATCCATTCCTTTATGGACGTCCATTTTGCGACGATCCACACGACCACTGCAGCTATAGCGGCAATCAGCAGCGGTATCCACGCCCCTGTGATGATGGCAATAGCGCCGCCAATAGTTAGCAGCGCCACGGTAATAGCCGTAAGATTCTTATTGTTGAAGCCGTTTTTAATCACATCACGAATTGCCACGCCAAGAAGGACAAGCCCCGCGACGATTGCCGTGATTGCTCCGCCAAGCACACCAAATGCCAGCCCAAGCCCAGTGACAGCCGCAGCAGCGCCGATGATGCACCCTGTCAGATTATCGAAATTTATGCCGTTTTTAAGCATATCGACAACGTTGATGGCCATCAGGACAGCCCCCGCGACAGCAAGCGCCAGCTGCTTTGCCTTCGACAAATTTCCCAGGAACTTCTTTCCGATTTTCCACGCAGCGAATCCAGCGGCCACCGCTGCCACATACGGCGATAGCTCGCGGACAACGGCTGCAATCTTGCCGATTTTTCCGGTGTCGACCTGATCGGACAAATCAAATTTCGGCGCTATGCCAGACGAACCGCCTCCACCTCCGCCACCGGAACTATCGTTCGATTCCCAGCGGTTCATTTCATCCAGCCCGGAAAGCTGTTTTTTTGCCTTCTCGGCCGCATCCCCTGCAGCCTCGGTTGCGGAAGCCTGATTATACAGTGCCTTTGCAGATGCATCCGCTTGTGACGCCGTTTTGCCAAACAGCGAATTGATAAACACGGATACAACGGCAGTCAATTTGGCAAGCCACGCCAGAAGCGCTCGAATTGCCGGCAAAATATAGTTGTAGATCGGTGCAAAAGCGGAAATCAGATTACCCTTGATCTGCGCCAAAGATGTTGACATTTGCTTGTCTGCACCGATTGTGCTAAGCAGCATTTTGCGCATCGCACGCAGTGCTTTGGTAATCATGGTGAAAATGAAGACGCGCTTTGCCAAGCCAGCAATTCGTTTGGTGAATTTCTTAAATTGTTCTGACACATTCTGCGTCGTCAAAGCAGCAAGACGCTGCTTTCCCACATATTCGCTTACGGCAGCACTGGCTTTTTCATGCGCGATCTGGCTGCCTTCCAGATTAAGCTGCGCCGTTTTCAGCTGCTGCGTTGTTTTCTGGATCGCTTCGGCAGTCTCCTGTGATACCGTCCCTGTTTTTCTGGTTTTCTTTTCGCTTTCTTCGACGGCCCGCAGCTCCGCGAGCTGCTTTCTCAATTCGTCGACCTTCTGTGCGGCCTTGTCCACGTTGTTCGCGGCCTTTTTCGCGTTGTTTTCCAGCTTCGCAAGCCCCGCGTCAAACTTGCCGCTATCAATCGCTGCTTCGTATACCAGATCGCCGACAACATCAGCCATCGCGCACACCCCCTGTCATCAGCTGCCGGATGAATTCGTCTTCGTCGTCGGTCAGATGCGCCGACTTGAAATCAATCAATTCCCGGTTTTCGTCGTAGTATTCGCGCTCCCACTTTTCCAGTTTCTTGTGCTTGCGCAGCTTCCGCCGGATGTCCAGGATCGTGGAAAACGTGCAGTCACCGATCTCCATGTAATAGCCGATGAACGTCCACCAGTGCATGTACGGAAGTGCGCGCACGTCCCGCCCGGCCACGCGGTTGATCGGCGCAATGATCATCGGGAAATCCTGTTCCCAGTCCATCTGCTTCGGCTGATGCCGCTGGTCGCCGCGATCCACACCACCATCCAAAAACCACAGCATGAATTTCACCGCGGCGGCCATGTCCGTGATCTGATCCCAGTCTGGGTAAAAGATCTTGACCGCCACTTCGGCGCGGTCCTGATCTGTCAGCTCTGGGTCATTCAACGCGGCACAGATGTCCAGAATTTCGCGAAAGTCGCTTCGGATACGAAAACACCGGCCGCCGATACATGCTGCCTTCGGCAGGCCGGTATTCATGATCTGCGCTTCTTCCTGCGCTGACCGCCGCCGTTGTATTTATCCAGGTATTTTGCCTGACGTTTCTGCGCGGCAGCGGTCGCAGCGTCCATCTCGCGCCGGATCTGGCGCGAAACTGCTTCCAGGAACGAAATGATTTGCAGGGAACCGGACGGCGTGAGCGAAACGCAGTAGGCTTTGCCGAACACTGTATCGCAGACGGGCGCAGGAAACGCCGCGTCCACCTGTTCGCGTGCGTAGGCGTCCAGTTCGCGGATCGTCGTGCGGGCGTCCGTATCGCTTTCCTGCGTGCCCATTTCGTCGGCTTTGGCCTTGATCGCCATCGCTGCCGCTTCCAGCCGGTCGATGATACCGATGTCGTTCGGGTCAAAATAGATCTTCCGGTTTGCGTCGCCATTGATGGTGAACGCTTTCAGGCCGGTTTCAAAAGAAATGTTATTGCTCACGCCGTCACCTCCTTATGCCGTCGCCTTCGTGAACGTGGCCACGCCGTCGGCAATGGCCGCAGTGCCGACCGTGCGCGTGCCGCCGTAGGTCACGTCAAACGGCATGTCCACCGTCTTGTCGCCGCCCAGCGACTTCACTTCGATTGCGCAGCCGCTATAGCGCTCGGCAAACATCGCCGTGTCCTTCGTGCCGGCATAGCAGTGCACGATCATCATATCCTGTTCGGCCAGCGCTGCGACATCCTGTTCCTTGATTGCCAGCTGCCACAGCTTCGTCAGCGCGGTCTCGCCGGCGTCCAGATTGCACGGGTCAAAGGTCTGCGTGATGGTCGGCGCGGACATGGTGGTAAACGTGTTGCCCAGGATGTCCTGCGTGGTCTCCTTGTTCCAGTCATATTCCTGGCTGCTGTCTTCCACGCGCTTGCCGACGATCGACCAAACCGGCGCGGAAGACGTGCCGGTATTCAGGAAGGCCATCAGCAGCTTGCGGGCGATCGTCTGGCCCGCGGTTGTGTTAAAAGTCGTACTTTCAGGCATAATGCATCACCTTTCAAAATTGTTGTCGTACCGCATCGACAGGGACACGGCCCAGTCTTCCACACCGTCGGCATAGCGCCCCGCCAGATAGGCCGCCGATACCTGCACAAACGCGGTGATCGTCCGGCCATCGCCGAGGTCTGGCCACGCGGCAAGCGTGTGCTGCTGGCCGTCCGCCGTGATCGGTTGTTTTTCCAGCCAGCGCGCCAGTTTGTCCAGCCAGCCCTTGATGTGGATGCGGTCAGTTTCCGACTGCGGTACGGAGCGATATACCACCTGAAACGCATGGTTGCATTTCTGATACACGCCGCCCATGATATCGGTCGTTTCGCTGATCACCGTCGCCGCAGCAGACGGATAGATCCCGACGCCGGACTTGTCGCCCAGCTCGCCGAACCGGATTTCCCGCGCGCCAATGGCCGGGAAATCATTCAGCAAGCCGCTCAGGATCGTTGAAAAATCTTTCGTATCAACCATTTGATTCCCCCAGAATGATCCGTTTGCAGCCATCCGCCCATTCTTTTCCGTGTTCGTTTTGCGTGACTTCCGCCCAGTGCGGCACGCCGGCCGCAAACCGCAGATCGCGGTCGGTTACAACTTTTACAGCGCCCTTGCGCGCCCACGGCGAACCGGTTTCCGGGTCGACCATGACCTTACCCATATACAGATACCGTGCATATGGGCCGGGGAACACAACCTGCCGGCCGCCTTCGGTGACATACGATTGCTGCTGCAAGTTCCCGCTGCGATACGGCATATATAGCTTGCTGTCCGCAAGCACCTGCTGCCCCAGCCATTCCTGCGCCTTTGCGAATCGCGGGCCGTATTTGGCGAACCGGAGATTTACCCGGACGTGCCCTTTGACATAGCTGACGTTCTTATAGTGCTTGATGTCGCTCATGACGCAGTTACCTCAAAGTGTGCAATCAGCGGGAACCACGCGCAGGATGTGATGCGGTGGCACTCCGTGACTTTGCACAGCACATCGTATTCAGCCCAGTCGTGATCGCCGCGGCAGAAATAATCGCCCGGCTGAAACGCAATCATGCCGCTGCGGTCATCCGCCGCCTGGTACACTTCCGGCGTCGCATAGGTCAGCGCGCCGATGGACGCTTTCGGTACAAGCAGCAGCACATAGTGCCCAGGCACGTCGCCGGTAGTGCCTGGCGTCATAGCGGTTTTTGCTTCCACCTTGACGCCGGTCAGCACGTGCCGCACCCACGTATCAGCCTGACCGCGTGCGCCGCGCACACGGGAAAAAAGCGTGATCGTATCGCTACGCAGCAGCATCAGCACGTCACCCCCGCATACAGCACAAGGACACCATCTACGGCCACACCCGAAAGCCAGCGCCGCAGTACGTCGAACACCAGCGCGTCACGTGCCGCCGTAGTCTTCGCGGCGGTCGTGTAGCAGCTGTCGGCCGCCTTGTATGTGATCGATTCGCTGCCGGACGACACCGACGCCACAGGGCCGGCGGTTTTTACGCCGCCGACGTCTGCGGTTTCAGCCGCGCTGTCACGCGCCTGGTCAATGCGGTAAAGGCATTCGGCCAGTTCGCACGCGCAGTCCTGCAGCTTTTCGGCGTCGATCGTGGATTCCGGCAGCGTGCCGCCGAAGCGGTCGAACGTAAAGCGGTCGATCTCCCGCGACGCCGCACGCAGGTAGCGGGCAGCAGTCACTTCGTCGCGGAAAGGGGACAGATCGTCCCCGTACCGTTTTACGTATGTGTCAAAATCCGCGTACACCGCGATTCACCTGCCGATCACGCGCTTGCGTAGGACTTCACGTGCACCTGCGCAGCGTCCAGAACACGCAGGGCGGCGTTTTCCTCGACCTGCGCCTTCGTACCGGCAAACAGCTCAGAATCGACCATGCGGACGATGCTGAAGTTATCGCCGACACCGAAGGCGTTCGGATCGTACATGATGAATTCCACCTTCGCGAGGTTCGCCGCCGTAACGCTGGCCTTCGTACCGCCGTGCGGATAGTAGGCAAGATCAGCAGACGACGCGAAGCCGTTGACTTCGATCCAGGTAAAGCCCATGAAGCTGCCTACCTGGCCGCCGGCAGCGGCGGCGAGCAGCATTTCGTTGGACGTCGGGATATACTTCTCACCGGCGAACTCCAGCATCGTCGCGAAGAAGTCCGGGCTGCAAAGCACGATGGTGGGGTTAGCCTTTGCCTTGACCATGGCCTTGCGTTCAGCCAGCACCTGCGCCTTGAAGTTGGACGCGGTGGTCTTTGTGGTGTTGGTGGACGCCGTGCCCTCGGAAATCAGGCAGGCCAGCGCGCACTGGTTCTTTGCCTCCGCAACTTCGCGGGTGGCAAGGGCCAGATGCTCCTCGGCAATCGGGACCTCCACAGCAGCGGCCTGCACGCCGTAGATCTTCTTAGATGCCTGCAGGTTGTTGTTGAAAACAGCCTGAACCAGCGTGTCAGCGGCAGCGGTGTCCGTGAAGTCACGGCCGGGCGTGCCGACAGATGCTGCGGTGGAGGTCAGCTTGTGCCAGTAGCAGCCGCCGGCGCCGTCGACCATCACGTCCTGATAGGTCACGCCGGGCACAAGCCAGGTCTTATAAAACAGGTTGGGAAGAACAGTTGCCTTGTACTGCTCATCCACGTAAAGGGAACCGTACTGGATAGACATAGATCATCATTTCCTTTCGTAGTCTTAGCCCCTGAAAAACGGGTTGTTTTTGTATTTCTGGGCTACGTATTCTTTTGCGCCCCCCGCCGGCGGCACCATACCGCTGTGATCGGACGAAAAGCGCGCCTTGCTGGCGGGATCGGCCACAAGGATGCCGGGGATCTCCTTGCCGTCACGATCGGTGACAAGGCCGGTAAACAGGTCGTCGATCGACTTGCCGCGCGCATCGTCAGACCCCAGTGCTGTCACCAGCTTGTCCGTGATGCTTTCGCGCGTGATGTCGTTGACGAAATGCTTTCCCGACAGGAACGTGTCCACCGTACTGCGCAGCTTCACGGCAGCAGCGTCCTTCTTGCGGTTGTCCCGCTCGGTCTGCAGGTCATTGGTCAGGGTCGTGATCTGACCTTTCAGCGCTGCGACATCCACGCCGTCAAAGGCGGCAAGCTTGCCCTGCACGTCTTTCAGCGATGTGTCCAGCGCGTCGTGGCGTTCCTGCAGCTTGGTGAATTCCGCCACGGTCTTGTAGTTCTCGGCGACGGCTTTGCGCAGATCCGCCGCCTTTCCTTCCGGAATCGTGATACCGAAGTCGGAAAGAATGGTCTCGATGTTCTTCATGCGTAATCCTCCTGAACGTGATTTTTAACAGCCCGTCGACTGTGTGGATTGAGCCGGATGGACCACCGGCGGGGTCGTGATATAGCAAAGGGGCAGCCGGTTTCCCGTCCGCCCCTGCGTATCCTGATTCGATTTTGGGTATAAGAAAACCACCTTGCCGATTGGTAAGATGGTTTCTCAAATTATTATGTGAAATAAATTTCAGCAACTCATTATGCGTTAATTGAAAAAGCACCGTGCAAACGCGCGATGCTTTTTCATACCATAAATCTGATTTCTTTTCCCTCGAACGCCCCTGTCGCAGCAATGCCAATGCTGTTTTTCAAGTCAAACACAATTTCAGGTTTGTATTCTTTGCCGTCAATCAGCAGCTTGGAGAACCTATCGTGCGGAATTTCGGAATCAAGAAGGAGCACCGTATAATCACCGGCTTTCAGTTGCTTTTCCACTTTAATCATCCCATTCACCCGCCTTTATCAGTTTTTCCCTTTGCTTTATATATGATTCAAGAAGCGCCTTTGTTTCTTCTCTTTCGCTTTGCGGAATCTTATACCGCTCGGCAATGCTCATCAAGTATTTCTGCGCCGCTATTTCATTCATAACCATTCGCTGCACAGCCGAATACTGGGCATTCAGGCCAGAACGGTTTTGATAGAAGTGATAGACCTCTTCCAAAACTTCCGTTGTGGTTGCATCCGGTCTCAAAACGATGGTGTCTCCAATAGTGGCCGCGGTAGCCCCTCGCTCGCTCAAATAACGAATCCAGTCATTATCAGCAGTCGCGGTTATGACTTTCCCGCCCTTCTTTATAACCGGGTTTACAAGCTTGCTGTACGTTGCCTTGCCGATGATTTCTCTTCCGTCGGTCGTCACCCTTCTGTGCGTCAGTGCGCTCTCTTTCGATGCCATTGTACCATCTTCCGGAAAATTTTCAAGCACTTTTTCATTGGCCAATTTCAGAGCACGTCCCTGCGTCCGTACCGCCGCAGACGCGGTTGACGCCGCCGAGCGATCCCAGCCCGCAACGGCCAGTCGCTCGTGATATGGTTTCAGATCGTTATCGGTGCAGAACTTCGTGTAGGCCGCGTTCTGCTCCTGCAGGCGCTTGGCGGACTGCGCATATTTCTCCTGCAATTTTGCCTTGCCCGCCGGATCTTCACAGTTTTTCACGGCTGTGTGCAGCGCCGTGCACTTGCGCTTCTGCGCCCGGATACGGCGCTCCATCGCGCGCTGCGTCTGCGACAGTTCATAGGCGCGCCGGTTGGCTTCGGTATCGATCGGCCTGTTATTGTTCCGGCTAACTCCCGGCAGGAACGGCGTGAAGGAATGGCGGCAGTTGTAGCCGCACAGGCCAAGCGGATTTTCCGGGTAGCCGGTCGCGTCCAGCAGGTTATCGAACTGCGCGTCCTTGCCAGCGATGCAGTACACCTTGCCCTGCCAGCCGGCATGATCGGCGATCGGATCGGTATCGGATACACGCGCGCCCAGATGCTGCGACACCAGCACATGATTCCAGCCCATGTCTTTGCACTGCTGGATCGTCATGTTACCGGATGACTGCGCCACGCCCGTGCGGATGCAGCGCAGTACCGCCACTTCCAGCGTGTCCTTATGGCCGGACAGATAGCGCACGATTGGCTGTACCTGCCCCAGCTCTTTTATGCCCTCCAGCATAGCGGCGGTGTAGGACTGCGCACCGGTACGTACCTTCCAATATGCAGCGTCACAGATGTCGATAAACGCCTGATTGGTCGCGCCGGCCGTTGTGCGCGTGATGTTTGAAATTTCGCCTACCGTGCGCTCATAGGCATCCGTGATGATCGCCATCATGCCGGACGAGAGGCCGGAAAACGTCACGGCGGCGGCTTCTGCATCCGCTTTTGCTGCCTGAATGCCGCTGTCCTTGAAGATCTTTGCGATTTCCTGCTGCGATTTGCCGGTGCTTTTGGCCAACGCCTTCTGGATTTCGTCCAGATTCCCGCCGGCCTGGTTCAGCACCCACGCCTGCCATTCATCCGTGCCGGTCAGCAGCTTTTCTTCGCCGCGGCCGAAGCGGATCATGAAGCGCTCGATCATGTCGCGGGCGATCCATTCTGTCAGGTCGTCCAGCAGCGGCAGCAGGGTTTCGCCGATCTCCTGGAACTGTTCCGGGGTGATCATTCGGTATCAGGGAACAGCCCCGGTTTCGCCGTGTTGGCTTCGGCATAGGCCGCTTTCGCATCGTCTTCGCTGAATCCTTCAAAGCGCACCAGATACATCCACCACGGCAAAACGCCGAGCTGGCAAAGGCTTTTTGTGTTCTGCCGGTCTTCTTCGTAGCTGTATGTGATGTCTCCGAAATTGTACGCCACGGTATAGGTGCCATACGGCGCCAGATCGTAGATATCAGCGTAGTCGTTCAGCGCCTGAATCAGATCATCCACAGCTGCCTGGATGCGGTCGCGGATGTCCTTGATGCGCTGGATGGTGCGGCGGTCATCAGCTTCCACCTGCGTTGCGGTGGCAAGGCCCTGCTTTTCGTTATAGCTAAAATAGCCTTCCGAAAAGCCGCATTTGGTCGACAGGCTTTGCAGCAGCATATTGATGCCGGTCTGGCGTTCACCGGTTTTCAGCTTGCGGTCGATTTCCTGATAGAAGCTTTCGGCCGCTGAGCCGGCAACGTTTTGCACATAGCGCGGCAGCCGCACGGAAACATTCTTCCGCCCGGGTTCGCGCAACAGCCGATCATCCACAAGGGCGATCGACCGGGAATCCTGAATTTCGTCCACCATGGCAGACCATGCAACATCCAGCCCACGCAGTTCCGGCAGGGCGTTGGCATAGATTGACATACCGCAGGCGCCGCCGTCGATATTGTTGGCATCCGGCATGGTGCACACGGCAAATAGCGGCGCAGTATCATCCAGCACGGCGTCTGGCAGGATGCCCACCCAATCCGACACTTCATCCAGATTCACACGTGATGCCGATGTTTTGCCCTTTGCCAGCCGGAACGCACGGTTGGAAACCACATAATGCGTCCCTTCATAGCGGTGGTATTCGGCCTTGACGTAGTAATAATCCGGCGTTGCCTTTGTGTCATACAGCACGACCCCGATCACACGCTTGCGGTTATCCACAGCCGTGATCGTAAATTCCGGCGGCGTATACAGGCCGATGCTGTCCGGTGTGGGTTTCAGCAGGAACATACCGGCGGCGCAGCCAACGTCCAACATGTCACGCAGGAACGGAATCAGTTCTTCGTTCAGACGTTCCTGCAGCCAATCCGCGCGGGCCGAGCCGGACAGTTCGACGCTGACACCCATCGTCGCAAGGCGCGCAGCTTCGCCGGTCACGGCCTTTGCAAAATTGATGGTGCGATCCTGATCGTTTTCCCACGGTGGGGTGCCCATCCAGATCTGCATCCACAGGTCTTCCGCTTCGCGCATTTCCGGCGTTACCAGCGGCGCAATGCGGAATTCTTCGCGGATCTGCTTTTTCACGCTGTCCAGCGGGATATTGATTTTCACAGGCAGCCAACCTCCTTGAACACTTCGCACATTTTCGGAAACTGCGAAGCAATCCAGTCCACGTATGTTTCGTCATGGCCGTATTCCGGATGCGTAAAGTTTTCGGACAGCCCGCTTTCAAACAGAAATGCATGAATGATTTCATGACGCATAACTTTTTTCTGATAGACGCTATAGTCTTTTAGGTCGCAGTCTTTGGCCTTTTTTGAAATAACAATGGTCTTTACCGTTTTGTCGCAGTAACCATCGCATTTTTCAAGCATTGCATCTTCGGCCGCCGCGGCTTCAATGATTTCATATTCCGTCCCCAAAATATTTACAGTCATGCACTTGCCCCCCTGCGCATCGTCAGCGGTTCCAGTGCGTACCGCGTGGCGTCGATGCTATGGTTATTCACGTCCGGGTATCCGGTGACGACGTTGCCGTCTCTGTCCCGCTCGTATTCGTATTCTGAAAATTCTTTCGCTGCATTCGGGCAGCGCACCGGGTCGATGATGATGCGCCGGCGCTGCAGCCACTTCATGCCGTGTTCGATCGACCCCGGGCCTTTAACGGCACCTGTGACGGGTAGGCCCATTTCGCGGTGATCGTTGACGCTTTTCGGTTCGGCCGAATCGGCCGTGATGGTGTAATCGTCATAGCCGTGTTCGATGATCCAACGCGCCGTCTGTTCGTTCGATTCCTTGTTGACGTAGTGTTCTGCGAAGATATACACCGCCTCGCGGTCGCTGTCGTAGTAGCAACGGATGAAGCAGTACGGATCGGGATACCAGCCCCAGTCCTCGCCCTGGAAGATGCGGTCGAAATGTGAAATCTCTTCGTCTGTGATCTCCCGCTGTTCCAGATAGTCAAAGACGCTGCCGCCGTCGCCGTTGGCCACGCCCTCGTATTCGTGTTCGTATGCTGCCGGGTTGACTTCCTTCAGGTGCTCCGCATCGGAGATAAACTTCGCGCCCAGCCATTCCGGCGGCGCTTCCGTGTAGCTGGAATGATGGAAAACGCGCCCCGGATTCGGGACAAGCCGCTCCTTGTTGACCCAACTGGACTTGGATTTCGGCGGGTTGTATGACGAAAAATCATAGGAATCCGCGCCGCCGCGCAGCACGGATTGGTTGATAGAACGTTCTTCTTCCGGCCCGCAAAGCTGGTCTTTTTCTTCCTTCCACAGGATGCCGATATAGCCGAACGGCGGCTTGATGGATTTCAGCTTCAACGGGTCGTCACAGCCTCGAAAATAAATCGTCTGGCCGGTTTCTTTCAGCACGATTTCCAGCGGCGAAAGCTTGCAGTTGAACTCATCGTATAGCCCCAGTTCATTGATCGCCCATTTCATCTGGGCATACACGCTGTCTTTCAGGGTGTTGCCCATCTTGCGGATGATACAGGCATGCATCGTCGGGTTGTTTTTCAGCAGCTCGACGATTTTCAGGGATATATACGACGATTTCAGGCCGCCGCGGCCGCCCTCGAAGACGTACGTCATGTTCGGCTGAATGCGCCGGTTGATGTCCACAAACGCCCGGCCTAGTACGCGTGCCGGCAGCTCATAGTGCGCAGATGCACGCGCTGCCGCCTTTGTTTCTTGCTCTTCCTTGATGCGCAGCGACTTCTCAAGGTCGCCGGCTGCGCGTAGACGGTCAGCGATGGAGGTTTCGATGCCGAACTGGTCTTTTTCCTGCCCACGCATGATCGCCGTGCGCAGCTCCTGGATCTCTTTCAGGGATGCCGTGCGCTCGGATTCGATTTTTTCCTGCCGCCGCGCTATATAGATTTTTATGTCAGGTTTTGTCAGGTTTTCCGCTCCGATGGATTTGGCGGTTTTTGCCGAGTACCCTGCTCTGCGCGCCGCCTCGGTCGCGTTGCCCAATTCGATGTAAAAATCCGCAAAAGCGCGCTGCTTTGGCGTGAGATTCATGGGATCACCCGCTATAGATTTTCGCCAGCGTTTTTACGACATCCGCCATGCTGTAAGTCTCCAGTACGCGCGTGCTGATATGATTCCCGGTTTCATCGGTTTCTGCCTTTTCCAGCACGTATTTTGTTACCATCCGGCCAAGCCGCTCGGAGTAGAGCTGTAACTGATTGACTTTGTAATGCTCGCCGCGCTGGTTCAGCGCCGCCTGCAGTTTGTAGGTAAGTTGTTTCAGATTCATAACCGCACCAGAATGCACAAAGCACCGAACCCGAAACCGGGCCGGTGCTTTGCTTTGTTGAGAGACATGAGAAAACCGGAGTTGACAGAGACAAGAGAAAAAGCCATGCGTACATTCTGCAAAAAGAATCAAAGGAAGAGAGGTATATCACAAAGTGACTTGCGGGACCGGTCTCTCTCGCAATCCCGCGATATCACTTTAACACAGATTCCCGTGAAAATGTTCCCGATTTTTTCCCACGTTACGCTCACGTCTCTGTGAGGCCGTACATTGTGATTGTAAAATTCCGCAGTGCGCAATCCTTCCAACGGTAAGCTGTCGTTTTCTCGATGGCCAATTCCCGGCACAGCCGCTCGACGCCGCCGATACACGGCGTGATGTAAAAACGCTGCAGCACACAGCGGTCCCGCTCAGAGAGCTGATTCAAGGCACGATCCACGCGGCGTACACGGTTCTCGGTCAAGCGCTGCGCCTCTTCCAGCCGCTCACGTTTCAGGATGTTGTTGACGAGCGCATCGTCCCTGCCGTTTGAGCCACCGGCGACCGGGCTGCCATCCGCCGATGCACTGCGGATACTCGTGATCTCCGTTGCCAAGTCAGCGATCTGATCTCTGATGTTTTCAATTGCCGCCTTTCGGTTCGTGTAGTTTCGCAGCTCATCAGCCGCCTCCCGTTTCCAGTCCAACATCCTCACCTCCTTTGTCAGTCATCCCAAGCAACCCATCTTGTCGATGTAAGTGCCCGCCACGCCTTTGTAATTCATCATTTCACACCGCCTCGCTTCCCGGGACAATGCGATCCCAGCACTCTGTGCATATCTGCGGCACGCTTTTCTTTGTATTCCAGTTCTTCTCGCACAGACATTCAGTACCGTTTCCCGGCTCATATCCGTATTCATCCGGGCATCCCGCACATCCGCCGCTGAAGCGTGCATCCACCTTGTCCGGATGCTCCAGCACCAACAGCTCGCGGAATGTGCAGCCGTGCGACTTCCTCAAAAGCATGCCTACCCGAAAAGCTTCCCAATTCGCCGTCGGCACGCCGACATAGTCGCACCACGCGCGTTCCAGCTTCGCACCGGCAGATTCCGCCCAGTCCGGAAGAAACACGACGTAGTCCACCGCCTCCATCTCCGCGAAACAGATGCGCATATAGTCCAGCTTGGCCAACCCCTCCGGCGCCGTGGCCGGATTGATGACCGTCGCGCCCTGCCGCTCAAGCTGTGCAGCCGCTCGGGCGAATTTCCTTTTATAGTCCGGATCACCGGCGATTTTCCCTGATATGTAGATCTTCATGATTGCCCTCCTTTCAGAGCACCGGGCGAATTCCCCCGCCCAGTGTGCTATCGAATCACTGCATGATGACAACCTTGCCCTGTTCAATCAGGTCTTTCAGGCCGCGCTCGAAATATTCAGCGATGTTGCGTTTCGCTTCCAGACGCCAGATGCCGCCATCCGCCTCGAAAAAGGCGATGCCTTTCTCGCTGTCCACGCGCAGGAGGAATTCGCTTTCCGGCTGCGCGACCTCAAGGAACGTGCGGAACGGCTGCAGTTTAATCCGCGGCCGCACATTAACGACTGCGTTGAGCGCAATGCCCTGCCGCGCCGTCACGGCCTGCGTGACGCCATTATCGTTGGTAGACACTGTGTTCTCATCGGACATACGGCTGAGCAGATCCAGCAGATACTCCGTGCCTCCGTTCGGGATGAACAAACTGCGCAGCTCGATCAGCGCAGTTTCTCGGTCACGCCAGCCAGTGCGCATGCCCGGCGCGTCCGCCTGCGCACGATACAGGACATTGCGGGAGAAGTCCGGCAGATACGTCGTCATTACTTCGACCTTGTTATAATCCCGGACATGTACCATGATGGTCGTCCCAACCTTTGCGATCTCGGTGCGCACCAGCTTGCAGACAGCATCCAGACCGCTGACGCTGACGGAATCGGGACGATCCACATGCGGCGGGATCCGCGTAAGATTGGCGTCGGAATAGGTCTGCCCATCAATTTCGAAGATTTTGGTTTCTTTCAGGCTCACGATTTTGTCGATCATTTCTGCGAACATTGTCATATCCTCCTTCGTTATTCGGCTGCCTGCTGGCTGTCCTGCAGCAGATTCAGAATTTTCGGTGCTTCCTGTTCATGCCCGTCCATGCGCATCTGGCCGGGGAGCTGCGGCACCATTTCGGCAACGACCATTTCCCCGTTGCCATCAGTGGTAACGCAAAGCGACGTTGCGACCGGATTGGTCGCCGCGAGCGTGGCCTTGGCAACAACATTCACGCGGATCTGCCGGCGGTCATCGTCCGGTGTCAGCTCGATCGTCAGCGTGATCTTGCGCTTTGCGGTTGCTTTCGTGTTGACGTCAAGGATGTTGTCCACACAGCGCTGCATCTCATAGTCCACACGCTCCTGGAATGCACCCTGCGCCATCTGCAGGATGCTCGCTCTTTGGGTTTCGTGATTCATGGTTGTCCTCCTTATCCGATCAATGTCGGTATTTCATAATTGCACCAGAGCACTTCCGTGCGCCTGGCGCCATTCTGGTTATAGGCCTTCCGCTCAATGATGTTCCAGCCGCTCAGCTCACTGTCATACATAGGTGAATGATACCCGGATAAGATAACCGGCCCCGGGTGCGCTTTCAGCGCTGCCAGCAACTCCTCATGGTCTGCGTCTGTCATTTCGTGCCGATACTGCTTTCCGCTTCGTGTTGCAAGCAAATACGGCGGATCTGCATAGATCAGCACGTTCACGTGCCGGAAACGCCGAATCAGCTCCAGCGCCGGGCGATTCTCTATCTGTACTTCTTTCAGCCGCTCGGCCGCGGCCCGTATGTTCTCGGGCATATCGTTCCAGCAGTTCAGGCAGTAACTGCGCTCACGCGCATAAACGTCGATTTTGAATCCGGTCTTTTGATACGTCTTGAAGCCGTGCCCCATCCTGCTACGGATGCAGAACCGCACCGTGCGGTCGAAGTCTGTTTCTCCGCGATTCTCGTGCGCATCATCAAAGACTGCGCGCGCATATGGCGTTAAATCGATCTCCCGGGCAAGCCGCTCGGGCTCTGCGCGCAGAACGCGGAAGAAATTCACGATATCCCCGTCGATGTCGTTCACGGTCTCAATTGCTGACCGCGGTTTGTGGAACAGAACGGCCAAAGAACCGGCGAACGGTTCTAGGTAGGATCTGTGCGGCGGCATAATCTGCACGATTTCCTGTGCCATGCCCCACTTTGCACCGGGGTAATTCAAAAGCGCATTCATCGCTTCACACCATCGCCGATTGCAAGCTGCCCGGCGGCATACAGCTCGTACACCGTCCGGCCGCGATCATCTGCCATATACGGCAGGAAGATCTGCTGTATCGGCACATCACAGGATTCGATCAGCGCAATTTGCGCCAGCACCCAGTCGCGCACGTTCCGCCACGCAGTCATTTCCGCCTGCTCGCGGTCGGCCTTGATCTTCTGCGCCGCGAACACCCGCAGCGTCCCATCTACGGCCGCCGGCAGGCGGAAGCCACGCGGCCCAACCGGCGTGTCGATCCCGAACGCGATCGCCTGCGGCTTGCCATTATCGTAGTCAATCATGATCTTGGTGGCGCCGTGGCGTGCAAGCGCGCCTTGGATTTCCCCGATGGACGTATATACGTCCACTTTCGTCGTATAGTTTTTGATTGCCATGTGCCCACCTCACTCCGGATCGCCGAGAAACCGGATCACGCCCTGACGCAGCTGCACCCGGTACGGCTCCAGCTCCACGGCCGTCATGTACTTATGGCCGAATAGTTCTTTCATGTTCTGCCAGTCCTCCCATATGACACGATACACTGCGCGCCCGCGCAGGCACACCAGCACAAACGCCAGCGCGCCCATATTGGCGTGCGATTCCAGTGCACGCGCCTGCTCTTCCGTGACCGCGCTCTGCAGAATGCGGTCTTTGTCCGTGGCCTTGGCCTCGAACACTACGCTGCTGCCGCCGCATAGCGTGCCCTGAAAATCCGGCTGCGCCTGCTTTGTGAAAACCGCCTCGAACGACCAGCAGCCGCTCGGATTCTGATGCCGGCCTGAAATGACCTTGATCGGCTCCGGCGTCTTGTCGATCTCCGCGATGCCATGCGCCCGGTAATACGCGCAGGCCGTGAGGATCTGCGCCTCAAAGCCTTCCCCGGTCGCACGGCTGATACTCCCCTGTGCCTGACGCGCTGGGTTTTTCGCCGACTCCTCGGCGTGGAAAAACTGCAGCGCCTTTTCATACGCCACAGGATCCAGCTTGCGCGCCGCCTGTTTCTGATAGCGCGGCGGCAGGCTGTCCATGCTGATGCCCATTGTGGACGCTCCTTCCTATGTGGTGTCTTTGATCTCGTAATACTCCTGCCACGGCCAGCCGCTAAGTTCGTGCCAGCCGCTCTTATACTCCGCCCCATCGTCAAAGCGATAGAGATGCATCCCCCGTCTGGCCTTCGGCTCCTTGCGCCACGTCTCGGCCTTGGTCACCTGATAGCGGATCTCCGGCTTGGTCATGCCGGCGCTGCAGGTATACCGCCGGCGGCGGATGCCCTGCTCGCGGCAGCGGCGCATGGTGGAGCGTGATTCCTTGATGAGGTAGGACGCGAGCTTTGCGTGGTTCTTCCGGTCATCTAGCATCTGGAAGCTGATAGACCCCGCGCCATTGGTCACCTTTGTCCAGGCTGCGGCGATGATCTGCGCGTCAAAGCGCGGCAGGAGGATGTGATGATGCACGTTCGTCATGTGCTTGGTTTCGAGCACGGCGATGTATTTCAGGCGCTTGCCCGCTTTGGCGTACGCCTTGCGCAGCTCGCGGAAGAACGCGGCTCTGTCCCGCTCGGCTTGCTCTAATGTGATGGTTTTGCACCAGTAGTGCAGCACCAGATGGAAGTCGCCATAATGGTAGTTGCAGTTGATGAGCCAGCGCAGATGCTCCTCGGCCACGCGCTCGTTGATGCGCTCCTGACACTTGGAGGTCTCCCGCTCAGATGATCGCTTGCGCGGCTTAACTTCCTTGCTGTGCACACGGGATGAATACATCTTGCGGTGCTCGACCGTTTCCCCGCACACGACGGTGCGATGTACATACGGCATGATTGCCTCCCTGTCTGTCTCCGGTCGAGTTAGTAATTGGTCTTACCGAAGCTGAAAACGCCTTGCGGCGTCAGCGTTTTTCGGCTTGCAGGGCGGGCAACTGTATGCTATAATATATAGTGTAGCGCGCCCTGTGCGCTATTGGGTTTTCACCGCCTGCGGGTTTGACGATCTTCGCAGGCGGTGTCTTTTTATGTCTCCGGCGGCGCCCACATGACGCGCGCCCCGTGGACGACTTCCTGCCATGGGACGCCCCACAGCTCCGCCGCGCACTGGATTGCCGCGAACGGCGATGCGCACGGTACGACCACGGCCTTGCGCCCCGGGAGCGCCACCCGCGCGCGGCCTTTTGCGGCCCAGCGGTCATGCCGGCGGCGCTTCGCCAGCTCTTCCGGGGACAGGTATGCGACCTGCGAACGTTTCATGCAACGCCGAGGGCGGTGAAGAGGATGTGAAACAGCCACCCCGCCAGCGCGATGCCGGCGATGAAGGAGGCGCAGACGATACCATCCTCGATGCCCCAGGTGATGTACTTGCGCGCCTTCGCCTTGGCGCGCGGATCTCCGAACACCTTCATTCGTCGTCACCGCCTTCTGCCGTGCGGTACAGCATCTGCATGTTGTTCGCGCAGATATTGCACACCGGCGTGCCGTGGATGTACCGGATATCGTTCACGCTGCCGCAGAACGCACAGCCCGGCGCGTACTTGTGCAGGATGATGTCTTTCCCGTCCGTGTAGATCTCGACGGGGTCTTTCTCGTTGATTCCGAGCGTCCGCCGCAGCTCCCTCGGGATCACGATACGGCCGAGCTCGTCGACCTTTCTGACGATTCCTGTTGCTTTCATTGGTTTCTCCTTTCTCGTTACTGATATTTGATCGCTGCGCGCAGGGTGTCGATGGGGATATCCAATCCCCGCCCGAGCGCGAGCAGGGCGTTGATGGTCATGCCGCCGATGTTCTGCAGCCGGTTCGCCGCCGTCTGGCGGCAGCAGCCGATCAGGGTCTCCGGCTTGACGCCCTGCACCCGGATCTGACCATAGAGTAGCGTCTGCAGTTGGTCATAGCGGCTGGTGCGCTTCCTCAGTTTTGGCATATGTACCTCTCTCCTTTAAAAAAATGTGCTGATATTGAAAACTTCGGCGCTCTCTGATATACTGCAAATGGAAAACATGGAAATTCTGCGTATGAAAGGATGTACCACTCATGGTAAATGAAGATTGCGCCCGTGATTTGCTGCAATACCTCGACAGTTGTCTTGAAATCAGCAGTACCGGAAAACGTGTCAAGCCCATAAAGCTCAAAAAGGTGCTTCATGAGGAGCCGCTCAGCAATTACACATCCGACGACATTTACAATGCTGCGGAATATCTGGTGAAGCTTGGGCTAGTCAATCTGCCCATCACGCGCAGCACAGCACTCAAGGGCGGAGCACGTTCATATGTTTTTACAGGTATTTCGGCAAAAGGAACTGAATACTTAAAAGTGACGAGAAATCCGACCACATGGGAAAAACTAAAGTCCCATTTCCCAAGTGTGTTCAACGCTGCCATATCCAGCATTTCCTCCTTCATCCTCCAAGCTGGAATAGAACTGCTGAAGTAAGGAGGGAAAATTCATGGATCACACACTTACCAGAGACGCGAAAAAGGCTCTCGCTACGATCTACAAAGCCTATAAATCGAGGCGCGCAAGCGGAGAAGCAAAATCCTCCGCGGTTTATTTCGATACCGAATCGCACGATGCCACCGCCATTGATGCGGCCGTCTCCGACAGCTTGGCAGAGCTGTCAAACGCGAAATATGTAAAAACGGACATCTGCGGCAATTACACGCTTTCCGATTCCGGTATCATATTCATGGAGAATTTGCCCGTCGACACCATAAAGGAATGGCTATCATTCTCCGCCCAGATCATCCCCTGACGATCCGGTGCAAAAGCGCTCGAAGTCCGCTTCATTTCCGGCGTGGAACCGCTCCACATCAATGCCGGTAATGCTCAGCTCCGCTACACCTTCCTTCACGTCGAGGCGGATGCCGTCAACGCCGACGCCGATCATAACGCCGTCGAGCAATACCGCGCTCTGCCGTTGCTCGCGATCATCATTTTCGCCGCTTGGTACATGTCCTCACCTCCAATCGAATGGATTGCGCGCGTTTTACGACGCGCGCTTGCTGTGCTCCAGCGCCATCGCCAGCCCCTCCGCAAAGGCGCAAAGCTGCGCCTTCTGCATTTCGTCCATGCTCTGCATCACGGTCTTCAGCCGCTCCAGCGTCTTCTGCTCGTTATTCGTCAGCATTTTGTTCATCTCCTTTCTGTTCCACGCGAATCGCGTTTTTGTTACGGTTGTTTGTGAGTTCGTTACTATAATACGTCACGTTGTTACTGATGTCAAGAGAATTTTGTGCTTTTGTTGCGAAAAACATTGACATTCTCACAATGTTGCGCTATTCTCTTAGGCGAGGAGTGATACCAATGAACGAACGCATCAAAGCAGTCCGGGCCGCTCTCGGTCTTTCGCAACAGGAATTCGCCGAAAAAATCGGCATTAAGCGTGGCGCTGTTGCCAACTACGAGGTTGGCAGAAATGAGCCTATTGACGCCGTGGTCAGTTTGATTTGCAAAACATACAATGTAAACGAGAACTGGTTGCGCACCGGAGAGGGCGAGATGTTCATCCAGATCTCGCGTGACCAGGAGATCATGGATTTCGTCGCCGACACCATGCAGGACGACAAAGACAATTTTCGCCGGCGCTTTCTTCTGGCGCTGTCCCGGCTGCCGGAGGAGCGCTGGGCAGACATTGAAGCGTTTGCCCGCCAGATCACCGCAGAAAGCAAGAAAGAGGAGCAGGGTTGATGTCCTGCTCCTCTTTCTTTGCCTGTTCACTTTTGCTACGCTGCTACACGCAGAAATTCCAGCGTCAGCTCCATCGTCCGCGTGTCCGCGAGGATCAGCAGCCGCTCGATTTCACGCCGTAAGTACGTCCTCCATTGCTCATCTGTCATCGTTTTCCCTCCACAGTTGCTCCACCGTCGCGCCCAGCGCAGCCGCGATCCGAATGGCGAGGCGGACGTTTGGTATGCTCTTGCCCCTCTCTATGTCGCACAGTGTGCTTGTCCCACACCCCACCTTTCCGGCCAGCCATCGCAGGCTGACACCCTTGTATTCTCTATACTCCCGCACTTTGTTTTTCATCCTCGCTATAATCCTACCACATTTTTCGGCTGCGTGTTGAAAACGTTCGGTATTCCGAACGTTTTTTGCTAACTTATTGCAATACTGCCCGAAATATGCTATTTTTCAATTATCAGCCGTGTGTCTATGTTGCCACATGACAGAAGGATGATACATAAACAGCTGAAGGAAGAACAGAAACGAGGGATTGATTGTGAAGAACAAGCAAAAGCTTGACGGGCTGCAATGGATCGGAGTCATATGCTTTTCGTTGGCATTTCCGGTTTTCATGATAGGCGTTATAAACGACACGGTCGGATTCGCTGTGGATGGTATACTTCTTGTCGGCAGCGGCGCTGCTCTTTTTTGGGCGTCTAAGCGAAGAAAAACAAAGATGTACTCAACGGTTCAAGATCTGATTGCAAAAGCGCAGGCGTCTACAGAATTGGCGAACGAGGCTGACGACATCGAAACGTTTTTGTCCTACTATCATTCCATGCTGTCCGAAACACATGAATTGATTGCATTTGAAGATCGTGTGCCATTCACTTTGAAACCATCTATTCAGTACGACATTTTCGTCAATAACAAGCAATGGCACACAAGAGATGCTATCGAACGGCATTACAACAGCGTAAAAAAAGCGGCGAAAACAACATACAGAAACAGCCGCAGCCATGTAGAAAGCCTATGCCGCATATTTGCAGATGAAATTGAAAAACACAAAAACGAATTCGATGATGAGACCATGGAATTTGCAATTAAACTACGCAACCAGTTATTTGCGGAATGCGGTGTTATAAACACATATGCAGCTGCTGACGGCACGGTTCGTTGCGAAGGTACGATGTCAGGCATCGACATTTCTGAAACCGACGGTATGGAAGGCCATGAATTTGAAAACTATTGCGCTGACCTGCTGCGAAAAAACGGTTTTATCAATGTGTCCGTGACACCTGGTTCTGGAGACCAAGGTGTTGATGTGATTGCCGAAAAAGAAGGCGTGCGCTATGCCGTCCAGTGTAAATGCTATTCTTCCGCGCTGGGGAACACGCCAGTGCAGGAAGTGTGCGCCGGTAAAAGCATGTACAACTGCCATGTTGGTGTTGTGATGACAAATAATTATTTTACCGCCGGTGCAAAGCAACTGGCCGAAAAGAACGGAATCTTTCTGTGGGATCGCGATAAGCTACAACAGATGATCGACAGCGCGATCAGCGAAGAAAGCGCCGTGTGAGGAGGCGTGGCACGCATGCAGGCAGAAATCTATAGCATCATGTACCGCATGATCCACAAATACGGCTGGAATTGGGGCATCACGCGCGGCCTCATCAATCGCCGGTTCGGCACGAACTACACCGCCGATGAGCTGAAAGAGCTGTACAGGCGGCATTTCTTGACTAAGGGAGAATGAAGTGCCGTAAGTCAAATCTACGCCAAAAATGTAAACATTTTATTCTAACCGCGAATTTTTTTATCATTTCTATTGATATTATTCTCTAAAAGTAATATTATTGCGCTGAGGTACATAGAATGAAAAGAGAAGAAGTGCTATCCTGGCTATGCAGAATACTCGGTGAACTTCTGTATACTCGTGAATTTTATCAAGAGTTGGTCGAGCTGATTGCCGAAACCGGTATTGAAGAAAAGCTTTTTGCTACACTCATCCGGCAGTTAAAAATGCTGTCCATGTTCGGTGCGCAAGCAGTACAGTCTAAAGAGTTTGAATCCATCGGCAACGGCCTGTTCAGTATGCATCTTACAGGCAACGGGTACAACATACGAGTGCTATATTCGTTCCTGCAAAACCAACAGCCGATTCTTTTGCTGACCTTCTATGAGCGAGGAGGAAAGCGGAATACCGACTACACCAAGTATATTGAGCCAGCAAAAGCACGCCTCGAAGAAGCCAGAAAGGGAGATAACCATGAAAACGCCTAACACCTACGCACTACTCGATGCGCTTTCAAAATCCATGTCCCCGGCCGCAATCATGCTCGCAGGACTACAGGGAGCAATCGCCGCAGAGATCTGCAAAAAGCGCTTTGATCTCCACATGAACCAAAAAGAATTCGCCGACTATATGGGCGTGTCTCAAAGCACCGTGTCGAAATGGGAGAAGGGCGAGACAAACTTCACGCTCAATACACTTTCCCAGATCGCTGATAAGCTGCAAATTCCAATGCAATGCCCGTTTGTCACTACTGCTCCGCCGCACTATAATCAGGGGCAAATCTTTCGTTTTGACGATTACAGACCGTGCGAATGGCACACTGAATCTTCCGAAGTCGCAGAGTTTAAAACTCTGGATGACGCGGATGAATTGATGCAAATGTAATAATGGAGGTAGCTATGTATCAGTACGCAAACGGCTTTAGCTGTGCTCTCAGCGGAAATGGCAACGAATTTGTGCTTTGCTTCGCACAACAGTGTCCCAGTTTCGACGGCACAGGTAAACTCGACAAAGTCACAAAGGAGCCTGTCGCCTCTCTTATTATGAGCGCCGACAAGGCCAAAGAGCTTGCACGCGCTATCGAAACGCTTTGCAGCGCCGTCCTGCCAGGTGAAGATACAATTCCCACGGTACCGGATATCAAATAAGAATTGCCCCGGTGCAACGCACCGGGGCAAACAGTTAAATTTCAAAATCAAGCGTTTTTGTAATCAAGCAATTCATCGTACTGTTATCTTTGCAAATGGCCGCATATTTTGTCTTTCTACGAAGATGCCTCGCCACCGCAGCACCGGGGCAACTCCTTTAACATCCACATATTATGCAGTATGTAGCAGAATTTACTTACTAAGATATCGCAGCATCTGGACTAAATAATCACCTTCAAGTTCCGTTTCATCCCGCTCCAATTTCCTTGTATCAAATTGGTAGAAGCCATTTCGAGCGTAAAAATCTCTTAACTGCGGCTTATCTTCGCACTCTACGTATACCACTCGACCGCCTATTGCCATTTGTACAATGCTTACCTTGTCGCATGCCAAGCGCAATAATTCATCGCCTGTAATCAGCTCATTGTATCCGTTTGTGAAATTTTTCCCCAGTTGTGCGATCAGCGGTGCGGCAATATAATACGACTTTGTCGCTGGATCATGCGTCGCAAACTTTCTGATTCTTTTTCTCAAGTTGCTATTCAAATTCTTCGTAGACACTGCAATATTCTTGTTGGCAAGCGTAAAGTACCCCACCAAAACAGGCTTTCCCTGATACGGCATCAAGACCAGATGCGTCTGCGATAGGCCTTGCTTTGCAAACTCTATCGCCTTTTGCCGTAAGAACATTTCAACATCTTGGTTTTGCGGACACGAAAAACAGGAGAGATAGCCTTTCGTGGCTTCCTCTCCTATTTCCTCGATAAGAATATTCAGATTTACAAGCTTAATTCCCGTCATTTGCAAATTGCATCGTTGGCAAACATGGATCTGATCTCTTCTCTGCTCGCGTCAGACACCTTGTGCTGCAATGTTACCTGCTTAGCCGACTTTCTCTGCGCATACTCCAATGCATCTGCAAGACCTCGTGCGGCTTTGGCATCTTTGATACGTACGGTTTTCAAAATGCTTTTCGTTGCCATAGCCTTTCCTTCCTTTCGTGCAGAGCTCTATCACACACCCTGCAACTTTATTTTATGCCATTCCGGCAAAAATGTAAACATGCAATTTAACACAATTTATTTCCATCTGTTGTGCATATTGGCCAGTATCGTAAATTTCTAACATGTTTTTATCTTTCAATACTTACACAGTGCAACATCAAAGGAGTCTCTGCTATGAAAGTCCCTGAGCCGCGAAAATTGAAAAGTGGAACATGGTTTATCCAGATGCGGCTCGGCGGCGAGAGCATACCAGTATCCGCCCCGACGCGGACAGAGTGCGTCAAACAGGCGGAAAAGATCAAAGCCGACTACCGCAACGGGCAGCGTCTCCCCTGCAAGAGTACGCAAACGCTGGAACAGTGCGTGACGGCATACATCGACGCCAAGCGCGGCGTACTATCGCCATCGACGATACGGGAATACAAATCCATGTCCCGGAATCGGTTCACCGCGCAAATGAAAAAGCCAGTCCGCGAGATCACGAACTGGCAGTCGATTGTGAGCGCAGAGGCGAAAAGCGTGAAGCCCAAGACGCTGAAAAATGCGTGGATGATGGTCGCGGCCGCGCTGAAATTTGGCGGGTACGACGTGCCCAAGGTAACGCTGCCACAAGTGCCGCCGAACGAACGCCAATGGCTCGACCCGGAGCAAATCAAGGTCTTTGTGGCGGACGTTGCAAATGAGCCGTTTGCCATTCCCGCGTTGTTGGCGCTGCACGGCCTCCGCCGATCGGAGATCATGGCGGTTAACTGGTCGGACATAGACCTGACCGCAAAGACGATCCGCGTATCCGGTGCGGTCGTCATCGGCGAGGATCAGCGGCCGCAGCAAAAGGCATCCAACAAGAACCGTTCTTCCACGCGCACGATCCCCATCATGATACCGGAGCTGCTGGCCGCGCTGGAGGCCGTCGATGACAAGTCCGGGCCGGTCGTGCGCTGTAACCCAAACACGATCTATCACCAGATCAACCGCGTGTGCGCGCGCAATGGGCTGCCGCAGGTCGGAACGCACGGGCTTCGGCACAGCTTCGCATCGCTGGGGTATCACCTCGGCGTACCAGAGCTGGAGATGATGCAGCTCGGAGGATGGGCTGACAACCAGACCATGATACGCATTTACACACACATTGCAAACGCTGACCGGGTCAAGGCGGAAAACGCTATGGCCGGATTTTTTGCGCAAAATGCTAACGAAAACGCTAACTCAAAGAGAAAAATGTAG